TGCCAAGCCTGATGTAGGTGCAGTTACACTTGCTGATGAATTGGCACAAGGTGTGCGTCCTTACCTAAGCATCATGAGTCCTTTGGTTGTTACAGACTGGGCATGGAAGCGTCAGCCTAATGGTGCATACGGACTTGACTATATCAAATATGTTGAAGAAGTAAATGACACACTATCAGTAATCAAAGAGTGGACCCGTGAAACCATTACAACTTACACATTAGACAACACTGGTCGCACAGCAACTGACATGACGGTAGAGCCAAATGGTTTAGGCCGTTTACCTTTTATCTGTGTGTACGCTGAACGCTCTGCCACACGCGGTCTTGGTGTTAGCATGATCAATGACATTGCTGACCAGCAACTAATGATTGCCAATGAACTATCAGAAATTTACGACAGCATCAAATTGGACACACATCCTTCTTTGGTAGCCACAGCAGCCACTAATGTAACTGGTGCGGCGTCTGGCCAAGTTATTACCATTGAAGAAAATTTAGATCCAGCCTTAAAGCCATATGTGCTACAGTGCCAAGGTGGACAAATTGGTGCAATTTACGACAGCATCAACAATCGCAAAAAGATGATTGACAGCATGGGTAATGTTGGCTCTGTTCGTGCCACTGAAACTCGTGAGATGTCAGGCATTGCGATTGAAACTGAATTCCAATTACTCAATGCAAGACTATCCAGTATTGCTGATAATTTAGAATTAGCCGAAGAAGCAATTTGGCAAGAAGTTGCGGCTTACCTTGGCATTAAGTGGACTGGTGAGATTGATTATCCAGATAACTTTGCCCTACACAATATTGACAATGAGTTAGATCAACTGGCCAAGATGAAAGCACTAAGCACACTACCAGAAGTCCAACAAGAAATAGATAAACGCATTGCTGAAATACTTGATATTGAATTATTAGAACAAGCATTAGGCACTGAAGTTGAAGAAGGCGAACAGCCCATAAACTTTGTAGCACACAATATGATAGCCCCAGATGGTACTGTAATGTGGGTGGAAACACCTGCAGAGCACGATGCCGCCATAGCCGCAGGCTATACAGAAGGCTAAATAAAATACCTGGTTACTCAATGTAACCTAACCTAACCAACTCCCTAAGGAGGCGAGCTTACAATGAGCGACACAAACATTGGCAACACAGAAGCAACTGAGGCTTCTACAGAAACACAAACTCAGGCAGCAAAGACCTTTACGCAAGATGAAGTCAACGCATTAATGGCACGAACCAAATCTCAATTAGAGAAGAAGTTTAGCAGCCGTTATGAAGACTTAGGCGATCCAGATGAATTACGAGAAATTGTTCAACAACATCGTAAATCCAAAGAAGATTACCAACTCAAGCGTGGGGAATTTGAAAAAGTTCTTCAGGAAAAACTTTCTGCGAAAGACAGTGAAATCCAGAAGAGGGATAAGATTATTGAAAGTTTCCGTCTTGAAACTCCAGTAATTGATGCGGCGGCCCGTTACCGTGCTGTGAATCCAGAACAAGTTAAAGCACTGATTAGAAATAATTTGCGCCTTAATGCTGATGGTGAAGTAGAGGTATTGGATCGTGAAGGCAAAGTTCGCTATGACGACTCTGGTCGTTTGTTATCCGTAGACTCTTTTGTCCAAAGCTGGTTACAAGAGAATCCGCACTTTGTTCAAGCAACGCCTTCAACCACATCAACTCGCACCAATGTAAATAATGGTGCGCCTGGAAAGTTAGATGTTACAAAACTTGATATGTCTAATCCAGAGCATAGAAAACAATATGCCGAGTTTAGAAAAGCTCAGGGCATGAAATAATTTTTAAAGGAATTTAAATCATGGCTGGTTCAACAACAACCACTCTAAATGATTTGCTACCAAGTATCGTTGCAGAAGCAATGTTCGTAGCAAACGAGCGCAGTATCATGCGCGGTCTTGTTCGCAACTACACCTTAGGTGCTGGACAAGGTAAAACTGTAACTGTTCCTGTTTACCCACAGGTAACAGCAGCCGCTATCACTGAAGGTGATATCGTTGCTAACACAGCAGTTAGCACAAGCGGCGCAACTTTAACAGTTGCAACAAACGCAATCCGTACAATGGTAAGCGACCTTTCTGTTCAAGCATCTGCCGCAAGCGTAGTTGCCGACTTAGGCCGTTTGTTTGGTGAAGGTATTGCTCGCAAACTTGACAAAGACTTAACAGCCCTTTTCGCAGGTTTCTCTGCTGGTAAAGGCGACTACACAACTGCATTAACAGCCGCAGACATTTTTGAATCTGTTGCTAAGTTGCGTGGTCAAGGTGTTGACCCAAGCGGTATCGTTTGCGTATTACACCCAGAAATCGCTTATGACCTAAAGAAGGCTTTAACAACTAACGGTAACGTTGCTTTCACAGCAGGTGCTTTTGGTAATGTTGCTAACGAAGCAATGCAAGCCGGTTATGTTGGTCAATTAGCAGGTGTTCCAGTATTTGAAACATCTAACATTGACTATGACACAAACGCTGGTGACATTCCAGGTGCTGTATTCCACCGTGATGCTCTTGGCTTAGCAATGATTGGTGATATCGCTATTGAAACAGCCCGTCGTATCGACTACTTGTCTACAGAAATCGTAGCAAGCGCACACTACGGTGTCGGTGAACTTCAAGACGGTTTAGGCCGTTACTTGAAGATGGACTCAAGCATCTAATATAAGGAAACGCGACTATGACATTTAGATTAAACAACGGAAGTTTTTTAAGTTTTGCATTTGCAAGTGATGTCACTGGTCGCGATCCTCGTTTCTTTGAAGCCAACGAAGGCATCACTACAGGGGATATTGAATCAGCATTGGAAAAAGCAAGTCAGAGAATTTTAACACAAGTCCGTAATACAGATTGGTGGGCGAATTATCAGTTTAGTAGAGATACTACACTCAACCGTGACATGCGTTTACTTCCAGCAGTTGATCCATTATTCATCAAGGCTCGTGAGCAAGAATTCAAAGACTTGAATGTTTATTTTGCTTTGGTAGATTATTTGTTTCCAGGTCGTGCAGACTTTGGCGATGAAACATCAGCAGAAGTAGTAAAGATCAAGTTTTACAAAGACTTGTATAACGCACTATTTGATGAAGTTATCCGTGCAGGCGACTGGTATGACTTTAGTGAAAATGGAACCATTAGCACTGAAGAAAAAGCACCATCCCTGACCAATAGGGTTAGAGTAAGATGAGATCAGAACTCTTAACTTACCTAACAGCCAACTTGTCTGGTACCATAAAGACCAGTCAAGAGCAACCTTGGACTGAAGGTGGAGAGCCTCTTTATAGTAAAAACCTTCGTAGAGTTTATTTGGCAGAACCATACACTGAAATGGACAGTCTGATACCAGTTCTAAACGGTGCTGATATCAATCAGAAAGTCACTCGTGTGCGTGGATACTTACAAGTAGATGCCAAAAACAGAAACGCAGATTTAGATTCAGCTTTGACGACATTAGCGCAGGCTAAAGATATCGCAACAATTTCAAATTCTTTTAGAAAAGAGTTTGACTATACAACAAGTATCGATGCTGATAAAGTATTGTACGAGTTAGAGTATAGATTCTATACCATAGCATAAAAGGAAACTTAACCATGGCATACATTAACGCCGCAAGTTCAGCAGACTTTGTTCGCGTGCTTATCCGTATCAACGACGGCACAGCACCAGCAGAAGCTGACTTTCACAGCAGTGGCACAGCCACATCTGGCACTCTTGAAGTTCCAGCGTTACAAGATATAACAATCACCAATACACCTTCCACATTCCGTTGGAAGCAATTGGACACAGCCTCTGAGAAGGTTGTAACTTCTGTTAGTTCTAACACAGTTAGCGGAACATTGGTTCTTGACCCAACTACATTCTTCGGAACTGTTGGCACAAGCCCATTTGACGCAGTTGAGAAAGGTATCTTCAACCTATCCAACGAAAAGACTCGTGTTGACTTCTTGATTGGTTTGTCTGGCCTAAGCACTGGCGACCGCTACATCATGGGCACAGGCTACTTCAGTGGCGTTCCTCCTACTGTAAGCGCATCAAGCCCAGTATGGACCAGCCCAATTTCCATTGAAGTGGATGGGGACTACACAGCAGGTACAGCAACTTAATTACAAGTTGATGTCAGTAGAGGACTGCTTCGGTAGTCCTCTTCTTCTGACTAAATAATCCGTAGGTGCGAACTTACTGATTAAAGGATATGCCATGATATTTGATGATAAACCAACTGAGGAAGTTCTCCGCAGTTTGGAAGGCGAAGTTGCAAAGACTTTGTCAGAAATACGCTGTGCCAAGAACGACTTAGCACAAGCAGAAAGTAGAATGAAATTTGCATTAGCAACTATTCACTACTTGAAAAACAGAGAAAACGATTTAAAGGACTAACGATATGAAGTTAAAAGATTTAGCAGCCAAACCAAAACTAATTCCAATCTCACTGGACTCACAAGAAATTGTTGAACAGTATGGCGAAGCATTGGAGTTTTATATTTGGGACCGCCAACCAATTCAAAAGTTTATCAAAGTTGCTACAACTATGAACACTGATTACGCAGAAGCAGTGACAATGATGAACGAAATGATTCTTGATGAAGATGGTAAGCCAGTTTGCAAAGACGGTTTTGCATTGCCATCAGGAGTAATGACAGCAGCCATTCACAAGGTTATTGAACACCTGGGAAAGTAACTTCGGAAGGGCTTGATGAACATAGCATTGATCTAAAGTTTTTACTAATGATCGATGCTATGGCAGAACGATACAGTATGTTGCCAACTGATATAATGGATCGTGCTACAACATTTGACCTTTTCGTGTATGATACAGTAGTTGGGTATAAGAATGCAAAGATGAAAGAGGAACAAGGTATCAAAGAACCGCCTCAAATTAGTGAAGAAAAGATGCTTCAAGCATATGAAAGGATGAGAAAGCGCAATGAAAGTAACAAATAACACAAGCCAGACATTTACTGATATGTCAAAGCTGCCAGCAAAAGCAGTTAAACGTGCTTATGATTATTTTGTTGCAATCACTCCAAGGCGCAGTGGCAACGCACGCCGCCAAACAAAGTTGGACAAGACAACCATTGATGCCAACTATCCATATGCCAGCAAGTTAGATGACGGATACAGCCCTAAAGCCCCACAGGGTATGACTGAACCAACAATGAAGAAATTGGCTGGTTTCGTGGAAGAAGAAATTAAAAAGATAAAGTGAGACCACGCATATGAGTAGCATTAAGGTAGCATTAGAATTAGATGACAGCAGATATACGCAACGGTTAAAGGACGCCACCACAGCCGCTGACAAGTTTGCCAAGTCTGCCACTGATGGCGCAAGAGCCACAGAAGCAAGTTTTGGCAAAGTAGCCAGTGCGGCTGATAACCTACATGGCGCATTAGGCAAAATATCAAGTGGTGCTGAAGCAGCCGCAAGATCAGCATCCAGTTTAGTAACAGCCTTAAGTGGTTTGGCCGCAGTAGCATTTATTCAAAGTTTGCTAAATGGAGCAAGTGCTTCCAAAGACATGGCTGAAGCATTTGGCTTGAGTGTAGAAAGTGTTTTAGAATTACAAGCGGCTTTTGGTGCCGCAGGTCGTGGACCAGAAAAGTTAAACCAAGCACTTGCCACACTAAGTGACACAGCAGTAGGTGCGCTACAAGGCAACTACGCATTACGAGACAGTTTCAGCAAGTTAGGCATTTCAATGCAAGACTTGCAAACAAAGAGTGCAAAAGAAATCATTCAGCAAGTTGCCGATGTAATGACCAGTGGCAAAGCATCCGCCGCACAACTATCAGCAACTTATGATATTTTAGGTAAGAGTGCAAAGGGTCTACCATGGGGAGACCTAAACGACAAATTACAAGCAGTCAATGGTACAATGGGCCCATCAGCACAAGCGGCCATTGAACTTGATCAGACCATGAAGAAACTGGAAGCAACTGGTAAAGCAGTCCAGAAAGAATTTACATTATTATTGAAACCAGTTGCTGAATTCTTCAACACCATGAGTTCAAACGGTAATGGAGCCAAACTCATGGCAGAAGCCATTGCTGCCGCCATGTTGGTTATGGGTGGTAGTGCAGCTATTTCAGGCCTGGCCAATGTTGGTGCAGCCGTTAAAGGATTGATTGGTTGGTTTGGTGGATTAACTGCCGCAACTACAACAGCCGCAGCCGCAACTACAGTTTCAGTTGGTGTAAGTTCAGCAGACGCAGCCGCAAGAACAATTCAAGCAGTAGGTTTGGGTCGTGTTGGTACAGCCCTGGTTGCAGTCAATATTGCACAAGCAGAACTAAATGCATTACAAGCCGGCGGTGTTGCAAGTGCCACAGTATTAGCAGCCGCTGAAGATAGACTTGCTGCCGCAACAACACGACTGGCAGTGGTCAGTGAAGCAGCCGCAGCCGCACAAGCAACCATGACAGCCGCACAAGGTGCAGGAGCCGCAGCCGCAGGAGCAATGGCCACAAGCACAGCAGCCGCCACAGGTGTGTTTGCAAGACTTGGTGCCGCAGTGGCCGCTATTGTTGCCCCACTTGCCGCAATGGGTGCCGCAATACTTGGTGTCATTGGCATTATCAGTGCTCCAGCCTGGGCCACAGTGGCAGTTGCCATTGGTGTTATTACAGCAGCCGTAACAGCAGCCACAATAGTATGGCGAGCATTCAAAGAAGAAATAACAGGCTTTGCATCAGCAATTTGGGACAAGTTGGTAAGTGCATTTGAAGGTGTTGATAATGCAATTACACGAGCATCTAAAAACTTGCGTGAATTCTTTGGACTAAAACCAAACAAGGATCTTGAAAAATCCTTGGAGAAGGTTGAGTCAAGTGCTGAACGACTAAAGCGTTTAGGTGTAACTCCAAATGAGTCAGGTGGTCGTGCACCTATTATGCCAGACGGTTCTACATACCGCCCACCAGCCGCAACTGCCACTGGTGATAAACCTGTTGGTGAAGGCACTAATGTTGCTAATCCAATGGCGGCTCAAGAACAAGCATTGCGTGACCAAATGAAGGTCATGGAATTGCAAAATAATCTACAGCGTGAAAAGTTAGAACTACAATTAAAATTAGTTGGTGCAAGTGATGCTGAAAAGGCATCACGCATGGCTCAATTTGATTTTGAAAGCAAAAAGAAACAAGACTTGCTACGCATTGATGGTGAAATTGCCAAAATGCAAGCAACCATGGCATCAGGTGTCAAGGGTGAAGATGCTGGCAAGTATGACAAGCAGTTAGAATTATTAAAACAACAACGAAAACTTATTGCTGAAAATGTCGATGACACAAGTGCCTTAACAGGTGAAGTTGTCAAGCAAGAACAAGCATACAAGAATATGATTTTCTATCGTGAGATGGAAATCAAAGCAGCCAATGGTGTCAAAGATATCACACAAGCTATTGCTGACTTAAACGCAAGTGAAGACAGCCGCCGTATTGCCGCACTTGAAAAGACCATTGCATTAGAAATCCAAGCCGCACAAAAACGAGCACAAGAACAAAAAGGTGCAACACCATTAACTGATAAAGAAAACGAAGATATTGCCGCCCGTGTCAGCAAGATCTACGAAGGTCAATTAGAAGCACAGAAGAAATTAAACGATGCAACTCGTGAACGCAATCAGTTCTTATTTGTGCAAGACCTAACCAATAAGGCCATCGAAGACAGTATTCGTTTACAAGCCGACATGTTGAAGTTGACACAAAGTGCTGACCAACAAAAGATCACTGACCTAAACACACAGTTAGAGTTGATGATCCGTCAGCAAATTGTCAGAGAACAAAGTGCTTTGGGTCGTGGTGAAGTGTTAAGTGAAGAACGCCAACTTGCTATCCGTAAAGAAGTTATGGAAGCAAACAAAGGTATCATTTCCAGCACACAAGCAATGATTGACAAGAGTCGTGAGTGGAATACTGGTTGGCAAGGTGCATTTGCTCAATACCGCAGTGATGCTGAAAATGCCGCAATGCAAAGCAAACAGTATTTTGAAACATTCACTTCTGGTATGGAAAATGCCTTTGTGAGTTTCGTACAAACTGGTAAGTTGAGTTTCAAAGACCTTGCCAACTCACTAA